ACAAACAAAAGTTTTGTGCAAAAGCAGAGAGAGATTGACGAAGTGTTCGAAGGCTGGCGAGCTTCTATGTAAAAAACTTGCTGGTGTAAACCTTTGATTATCAAGGATTTACATCGGCGGGATCCCTGCGATCCTAAGTCATTAACTATCAGCGACTTACTAAAGCTCTCCCATATCACGCATATGGTCAGAATCAAGTTCTGCTTGAGTTTCTAAAGCTCGCTCCATAGCTTGATCATCCAACATTTTTTTTGCCCAGATTTTTAGGGTTTTTTCGTCATCGAATATATCAATCATATATTATTCTCCACAGAGGTTTTCGTCACCAGCCCAACCAAAGTCTTCCATCTGGTAACATCCACCATCGTAATCCTCATCAGTGCCGTGGCCAGCAGAAGCCATAGCAGAGTCGAAGTCGCCATCCATAGAATCGTCTGGCTCGTTCGAGGTTTCGGATTTGATAGCGCGGTCATCTTCGCGCATCTCGTTAAGGATGTCGCGCACATCCAGCGGGCCCAGCATATGTTGAGCCATCCACTCCTTGAGAGAGGCTTTGTAGTCCATATTATTTGACCTCCACGATAGTTTCGCTGGAGTCGTAAACTCCAGACAACGCATCGAGCATCGAGTTAACTACATCATTGGAATTGATGTAGTCAAAGAACGCGTTAGCGTCAGCATAAACTTCTTCGCAGGTTTCCGTCGCTAGGGATGTGATTTCGTTTGTCATAAGTTAAATGTATCACAGATTATTTTTAGCGCAACATTTATTTTCAGAAAAATCAAATAGTAGAATAGCTAATAGTAAATAGGAAATAGGTTAATACCAAATAGTCGGATTTTTTGCTTTCGTTCAGTTTTTTGGTCAAGATCGAGTTTGCGTAAGTCGTTGATTATCAAGGGTTTGCGCGCGCGGGGGAGTGAGTCTTGTAAGTAATTGATAATCAAAAGTTTAGATTTTAAGCGTTTATTCAGTTTTTGTCGTAAGATCAATTTGGATCTTTTACCTTCATTCAGGTTTTGTCATAAGATCAGATTCTGTAAGTCTTTATTTATTAAGCACTTATAGAATTATCCTCCCTGCGCTCGTAAGTCGTTGATACTGAACTACTTACAATAGGTCTCGAAGATGTAAACAACTCGCAGAGATGTAGTAAAAAAATCTTTCTCTCAAAAAGTTTTTTGCCTCACCATTTTTTACAGCGAGTCTATAAGTTTTTTTATTTAATTTGAAAAGAATCTTTTTCATTTAGTCTCCTTTGTATTTTGAGGATTCGTTGAAACTTCCAATGAAGTTCATCGTTCTATTTTTTCGTTCTTCACATTCTTTGAGAAGTTCGGGAGTCATTTTGACTTCTTCAACTTCATCGTAAAAAGCTGTTACGCTTCCAACACCAGAGATTCTAGAAAGGCATTTCTTGTTTGAGGTTGAATTGAGCATTTCGCAGATTGCGATATGGTTTTCGATTTGGTAGTATTTTCCTACTACGAGGGATTCTATTGTGTTTTTCATTTGTTCTTTCATATTCTTAATCTATCACACTTTCTGTTTTTGTCAAACTTTTTTTCTTATTGAGCATCAACGGGATACAAACCCTTACGCATATAAATGGTAGTCCATTTACCTTTATCCTCACCTTCGAGGATTTCAGCGGTTGCTGTTTTAGTTTTCCAACCAATAGTAGAAGGGAAGATTTTCACGAGTAATTTTTCGTGACCATATCTGTATATGTTTTTATTTTCGTATAGTTCAGGATTTATTTGTATATTCATTTTATTTTTTCTTTCTTTTCTTATCTTGTTATAAGTATAGTTTAGCATACTTCAGAGAAAACGCAACAAAAATCTTCATTTAAATTTCATTGATCATCAACGATTTACAACGCAAGGGACCCTGCGTCTGTAAGTCATTGGTGTTCAACAACTTACATCAGCTAATTTTAGAATGGTGTGAAAGTCATTTTCGTAGATTCATCTAAAGTTTTTTGAGAAGGTTTGAAAAAGATTACTTTTTCTGAAACTTTTTCAACTGTGATATTTTCTGGCAAAGAAACTGTCTCACCTTCATCATCTGTGGCTACCATCAGAGCCTTGCCAGCATAAGGTTGAGATTGAATCCCATACTTGAAGTATGCTTGAGAATCTTTATCTTTCAACAAACCTTCATCATCTAGAATCAAGTCGATTCCTCTGTATTGGTTTGATGTGCCAATTCCAGCAACTGTTATGATTTCGCAATCAATTAAGTTTTTAATGGTTTGAAGTTTAGTATCAACCATCGTTACATCCATGATAGTTTCATTGAATGGGTTTATGAGTATTGCTCTTGTCATCATGTTAAGTTATCTCCTTTTGCTAATTTTGTCAAACTCCAAACTTGTCATTATATTGATCGTAAAGCTTCTGAAACTCTTCGCCATTCTTTTCGATAGCATCACGAATTTCAAACCACTGCTGTTGACCTCTGCGATAGTAGCGAGAGTCCTCGCTCATAGCATAAGTCCAATCATGATTCTTTAAGAGTTCTTCGAATTGTTGAATGTTCATTTATTTATTTTCCTTTATTAGTTTAGCATTGTTTAGGTTGATAGTTCCAACCTTATCTTTATCTTCACCTTCAAGGAAGGTTACAACCGCAGTATTAGCAGAAGTTTTGTAAGAAACTTTTACAAGAGTTCCTTCGTATAGGTAAATTTCACCAAAGTATGTTGGTGTATTGTTAGAGTTAGTTATGATGGATTCAGTAGTATCCATATTTTTTCGCATATCTTCACGCATTTGTCTGCGGTGAAAATTCCAGTTTATCATTCTATGAGTCATTTTATTTATTCTTTCTTATTTTTGAGTTTCGTTATGTGCAATTTCAACTTTGTGCTGATATTTTGCAAAGCTTTCGTCTAGTCTCTTTTGAGATTCTTCGATTGATTTTTTAAGTTCGGCAGAAGCCTTGTCGATATTTCCAAGGAGGATTTCTAATTTTGTTTTTCTTTTCATACTCTTAATTTATCACATTTTAGAAATTTCGCAAGATATTTCTTCATTTAAATTTCATTGTCCATCAACGAGTTACAACGCAAGGGAACCTGTCGCCGTAAGTCGTTGATGCTCAGTTACTTACAACTTATAAAATTTGTGATTGCGTATTGTAGCTACTAGCTTTGTATTCTTTGCCCACTTAGGCGAGACGCTGATAGCGTGGTAATGGTTTGCACCCTTCACGATGTCTGGCATCTGCTTATGAATAACAAGGTCAGCAAGGTATAGAGCGTTCTTACCTTGTGCTGTTGCTAGTAACTTCTTCTTGGTAGCTTCACTCACTCCACCATTCCAGAAGCTGAATTGTTTAGGTGATAAGCAAACCTGTGACGCTGTCTGGTTACGCTCTACCATCCTTGTTTGGATAACGCTAGCGACTCCTGCCATTCCCTCGAATGTCTCACCCCTAGCTTCGCCTAGTAGTGTGAGTGCTACGATGAATAGTTCTGCTGTCATAGTATTAGTCCCTTCCATTGCTGATTGCACCGCAGTAATCGCTTGGCTTCTCTGCACTGATAGTGCCGAGGCTATACCCCTCGGAGCTACTCGCACCCCATAGGAAACAGGTCTGTGCCATCTCATCTATGATGCTCTGTGCCTTTGCCGTAGCAAGGTCAAGCAATCCACCTTTACGCCCTTTAGCGTTTATCTTGTTCACGAATGCGTGAAGGGCAATCTTAACAAGAGCTTTCTTCACATCATCTGGATGAGCGTAGAAGTAAAACGCCTTGCCGTTGCCCATATCGTGCAACTTGCCGTTAGTTCCTTCCCAATTATATATTGAATTGAAAAAGTGATTGATTTGTTTGATGCTTCCTTCGAGAAGGTAAGCATTGTTTTCGCCGAAGGTTTGGTAGCTGATTTTGAGGTTTTGTTTCATAGGTTCTATATTGCCTTTTGGTTTATGTTTCGTCAACTATTATTTTTTAGCTGTTGCCATAGCGTAGATCCCGATAAGGATACTTCCGATGGTAAGGGAGAAGATAAGGGTTGATTGATTCATTTGGTCATCGCTTCCTGATGGATAACTTCCACCTTCTCAGCGTGAGCGTCAAGAGTAGCGATAGCCTTAGTAGAGGCATCCTTAAGGTCTTGGCTAGCCTTGTTGAGGTTTGCGATCAGTTGTTCATATTTGCTTAATTTCTTCATATAGGTAATCTATCACAGAATAGGAATAGCACAAGGGATTTTTATCATTTAAATTTCGTTGATTGATAATAACTTACATAAAGCCCTATGCCCCGCCCCTATTCAGAACAAATCTGACCCCCATTTTTGAAAAAGTTGGCCAGTCCTAGATTTTAAAACAGCCTAGGGGGTACTATCTTCAATCTCCACACTATTTATAACTATTACTTATTTACCCTTTTATTTAAATACAATAAAATAACTATATATTATCTTATGTTATATCTTATATATACCCCCCTCCCCCTTTTTACAAATCTATAAAGAATTAACAGAATACAATATCTCTAGAGGTCAAAATTTCCGCGGGGCTATTTTCTTTTATAAGTGTTTTACTATATACCTTATTAAGCACAACCAGGTATTGTAATTTCAAACATATTACTTGCGTCACCTGCACCACTACTATTTACTGCTCTTACTCTCACATAAAAAATTCTACCATTTTCACCTTGAGGATATTCAAATGGCCAGTGATATACTAAACCATTAAATCCAATATTAGTCCAACTATCACCAGCTTCATCAATACATAATTCATAATATAATATTGTACCATTAGAAATTTGAGGTTCTTCATAATATACAGTTAATATGCAATTACCTCCATCTGATACAACAACATTTGTAGGAGCGGTAGGAACACATGTACGACATTCAAAGGTAATATTATTAGATTCAATTCCTGCCCCTATAGCATTTACAGCTCTGACATATACATCTTTAGTCCTACCAGCAATATCTGGAACATCATATACATAAATATTTGCATCTGTTTCTATAGTATTTAAACTAATCCATGGACCAGAAGTAGAGAAAGAATATTCATAATCTGTAATTGGTGATCCACCATCAGATGTTGGAGCAGAGAAATTTAATTTTAATGTATTACATACTTCATCTATAGGGCATGTTGCTAAATTAAGAATAGGCGCACCTGGAACAGTTAAAGTTGGACAAGTTTTAGTAGCTGTATAAGGAGATGGCCATTCAGCTTGCCAAGGAAAAGGTGCAACTGTTAAAGATGTTACAAATGGACTCCCAAGATTAGCATAACTCCAAGGACTAACAGTATCTGCTCTATATAAAGTTTCATCACCATAAACATAAAGAGTTTCTGATTGACGAGTTAGAGTACGAGGACCAGCATACCAACCCTCCATAAGAACTTGAGCATCTGAATTATAACAGGTGACAGCAGAGTTTACAGTTATATTATATACTGTTCCATTTGGACTAAAAGGCGGATGACCACCACCAAAATCTCCTAGTGAATAACTTAAATACCAAATTGGTTTGTAAGGAGGAGCATTTTCAGTATTAGTACCTGGAAAATCTAATATTATTTCTAAAACTGGAAGAGCAGGATTTGTTGGAGAGAATGTCCATAATCTTTTTCCAGCGCCAAGACTTATCACATAATTTATAATAGTATCTACAGAAGGTTCTTGCACAAATGCGACAGCATTACCATAAGTACCATAATCAAAATGTCCATAATCTATAGAATAATTGCTTGCTTCTTGAAAAACAATAGATGTTAATCCTTGGAAAAATATACTCTTACCTTGCACAGTTCTTCCTAATAATGTATGTTTTTTTCCAGCTGGCATATATTACCTAACCCAGTACCAAATAATTCCAGGATATGGCATACATCCTTCTATTCCACATCCGCCTTCCATCCATGGTGTTGGAAGCCATGGACCTCCTGTAGTTATTAATGTACCCCACCAATAACCACCACCAGTATCACTAGTTGTTATAAATCCTTCACTATTAGCATGCCAAGGCATTCTTTCACCAATTCCACCATTGTTAAAATAAGTCCATGTTCCAAATTTTGTATTTATAGTAATATTTGTTTGACTATTGTCTGTATTTATAAAACTATAATTTCCATTTGCTGTCCAAATTGCTCCATAAGATCTTCTAGAATATGCATCTATCATATATTGAAAACCACTTGAAGATTTTTTAATATAATCTGCATAAGCTATTATGCTATAATTATCAGAACCATCTGATCCTTCACCTTGTCTTGGTCTATTATCTGGTGATGCTGGTGGATTAGATTGATTTCTTAATATTGCATTTTCATAAGTCCATTCAGAATTATAATTATTTAACATTATTAAAGTCCACCCACCGCCATCTGTTGTCATATCAGCATAAATTTGAAATGGTGTTCCGCTGTTGATATTATCATTTTTAATCCAATAAAGTCCATCTGTACTATTTGGAAAATCTGTTTTAATTTGATACGCACTACTTCCTGCGGTTTGAGGAGTTAATCCATCTGCGCCAACATTAAATATTTTTTTACCTTTCAGAGTTCTTCCAATAAATGTATGCTTTTTAGTAGCTCGTACAACTGGAGAAGTATAGGTAGATGTTAAATGACTAAATTTTTGAATATTATAATCAGTAAAAGTAGAATTTGGATTTAATTCTATACTATTAAAAAATAATTTAATATATTCTGCAGAATATTGAGTTGGTAATTCTGCATTAATAACTAGCGAAATAGCTGTTTGTATCGTATCAGAAGCGTCTACATCGAACGACCATTCCTCGAAAGGATTAGAGAGTTTTTGTACATATATTTGCATACCCATATATAAATTATTACACTACATTAACTAGTGTAATATATATTATATGAAATACGATCTCAAAACTCTATCCTTAGTAGTAATATTAGGTTCTTTATTTTATTGTATTAGTAGTTATACTAAAAGTAAATTAATATCAAATAGCGCCAATATTAATAATAAAGAAGTTATAGTAGTAAATAAAACTGAAAATAGCTCAAAATCAATAGCGCCCAAGGTTTATATTTTTGATACTGCGCCAAATGGATTAGGAATAAGCAATAATTGGAAAAGCAGATGATAATATCAAATCAAGATCTTTTAATACCTTTTCAAAATAATAATAAGATACCTAAGAATTTTTGTCTTTCTGATACAGATTATTTTTGTCCAACAGTTGATATGTTAAAAGATGAATTATTTCCTAAATACTGGAAATGGCTCCAAGCATTAAAATTAACAAAATGGGTTCATAAATGGGATTGTGATAATTTTGCAGATGCTTTTAAACTTTTTTGTTGTGGATATTATGATCAAGTTATTGAGAGTGAAGCTAATGGTATAGCAGTAGGAGTTATTAACTATATGGCTAATAGCAAAGCAGAGAATGGATTGCAAGGTGGTCATGCTATTAATATAGTTTATATAGATAATGGAAAAAATGATGATGGAACTAATAATTTTTATCCAGTTTTTATAGAACCTCAAAATGGAAATTTTTATAATTTAAGTCAAGAAGAATTTAATAGTATTTGGACAGTTTATATATAATATATATATGTCTTTTTTAAATGCAAATATACCTCCAATAGAATGTTTTGTAAGAGGCAATTATTTAAGAAATCAAAAAGATAGTCACGAAAAATTTTTCCCTTGCCTTATATTTGGGGTTTCTAGCATTCCTGGTCAAGTACCATTATTCAATTTTTTAATGGAAGATGGTGGAATTTGGTGGCATGCACCAATTAGCGCCTTTGCTTCTAAAGAGGGAACTCCAGAACAAGATTTACATGAATTAGAACTTTGGGATAGTTTTAGTTATCATATAGCTGTTACAAAATTTTATCTTTTTGAAAATAAAAAATTAAAATTTTTATCTAGAAATAATAAAGAATATTTTGGAACTTATCTTTTTACTTTGGATTGGGCTCATAGTGATTATAATGAAATTAATTTTGGATTTAGCGAGCACCCAGATCAACATAAATGTGGGCATGTACTTAAATTAGATAATGGCAACTTTGCTATTCAACCTAATAATAGATTAAGAGTGTTTGATCCTAATTTTGTAACCAAACAAGGTCAAACAGTTATAGAGCGAAAAGTTAATACTCATATATGGACTGTGGAAAATTCACCCAAATGGATAACTGAAGATAACGATAATTATGAATATGGTGTAATAAATACAAATGAGTAACGAAGGTCTTATTTTCCCTAAATTAAACGAAAGACAAAAAGATCTTTATCTTAAAGTAATTACTAATTTACAAACCTATGGATATTTTGATAGGGGAACTGGATCAAATGGAATTCAATATCTAAGCGCAGAGCAAAATCCATTTAAAGAACAAAATTTAGAATGTGAATATTGTGTATTTTATTATCTTGAAGGCGACAAGCCTAGATGTGAATTAATTCAAGGAGATATTGATGAAGAGGGTTGGTGTAAATTTTGGATAATTTCTGAAGAAGACATTAAAAAAGAATCTCAAGCAGCTTTTAAACTACTAAATTCAAAAGCCAAAGCTTTTGAAATAGTTTATAAAAACAAAAATGGAGAATTAGATGAATCAAAAATTAAAAATAACAAATAAAAATATTCTCGAAGGAGAAAAAGCAAACCCACAAAATTGTGCGATAGCAAGAGCCATTAAAAGCAAAATGAAAAATAAAATACAAGAAGTATCAGTTCTTCCAACTCAAGTTATTTTAAAAATAGATAAAAAAATGTTTGTTGCAGAAATGCCAAAGCAAGGTACAAATTTTATTAAAAGATTTGATCGCGGATTAGCAGTAAATCCATTTGAAATTAAATTAAAATTTAAAAAAGGTTACGCTTTAATTTAAATTTAATTTAAATTAAAATAATTCAAATTAATATAATACGGGTGTAATTATTTATAGTAAGTAAGATGTCTAAAAAGAATAAAAATAAACAAAAAGAAGACAAGTCGGTTCCTGTTCCACAAAGAGATAAAATTGAAGGATTTTTAATTATTCGTGAATTACAATGGACAGAAAATCAAAAGAAATTCATTCAATTACTTCAAGATAAAAATACCAAAATGGTATTTTGTAAAGGTCCAGCAGGAACAGCAAAAAGCTTGCTTTCAGTCTACGCAGCTCTAAATGCTATTAATAGTAAAAAAATTGGTGAGATATTTTATGTTCGTAATCCAGTAGAAAGTTCATCACATAATCTTGGATTCCTTAAAGGAGATCTTCATAGTAAGTTAGACCCTTATCTTCAACCATTAATGGATAAACTTCATGAATTATTACCAAAGGCACAAGTCGAAATGTTACTGAAACAAGAAAGAGTAAAAGGTTTACCAGTAGGCTTTTTAAGAGGATTAAGTATTAATGCTAGTTATATCATATGTGACGAAGCTCAAAATTTAAGCATACATGATCTATTACTTATTACTACTAGAATGGGTAAATTTAGTAAACTTATATTAATTGGAGATATACGTCAATCAGATATTAAAAATAGTGGATTTGAAAAAATATATAATCTTTTTGATGATGACAAAAGTTTTAAAAAAGGTATTTGTACTTTTAAATTTGGTAGGGAAGATATTATGCGAAATGATATATTAGCTTATATTATTGAGAAATTTGAGGAATTAGATAGTAAGAAATAAAAAGAATTAATTGTGTAATACATTATATGTCTAAATACTATTTTAGAGATAGTGGATTTGAAGCAGAAGCACTTTCAGCAAATATAACTGGTAATGGAGTTATTTTAAATTCTCCAACAAATAGTAGTATATATTTACTTGGAGTAAGTTGTCATAAAGATACAATTTTAAAACAAAATGACGACAATGGAAATATAGTATTAAATATTGCTGCAGGAAATTATAATTTACCAGCAACAGTTAAAGTAGGAGATGGAACAAATTTATATGTTGCTAGTGTTGGGCCAGTATCAGTAATATATCATACAAATTAATTTTATGTCTAATATTCACGATACTAATTTCAACAAAAACGTTCTTGAAGTTTATACAGAAGAACCTGGATTTACAGGATATAAAGGCTTAGAATGGAATAAGTTAGATAATATAGAAGATATTCTACAACAAGGAGTTGTAATATCTGGATCTTTAACTGATAGTGCTTATATTAGCGGAATTAAACATGATACAGCTAGCATAGATAGCAAACTTTTTATTACTGGCGATCCTTATCCTGCTGGCGTTCAAGGTACTATAGCTTTCCAAGCTGATTTAACTTCACAATTCGATAATGTTGATATTAGTGGAACAGCAGGAAATAACATTAATGATATTAAAAATCTTTTACATGATGGAATTAGAGTTTATTTAACTGGTATTAATGCAATTAATGTTGATGTTACTGGCGGAGAAATAACTGTATCATCTACAGTAGATGTACATAATCATCCAACTAGCGCAATTTATGCTGTAGTAGTATCTGGAGTTACAGGAGTTGAAATTAGTAATTTTCCAACCATACAAGGAATTAGTGGAAACATTACTGGCAACGTATCTGTTGCGAATTTCCCAGCGATCCAAAACGTAACTGGCAACATTACTATAATTTCTAATCCAGCACAAATATCTACAGTTCAATTAGGCGGAAATTCTTCTACAGCATTTGGTAGATTAATGATAGCTCAATCTAATCCAATGGTTCAAAATTATGCTAGTAGATTTAATGATCCTAGAGTTTGGCAACAAACAGTTTTTAATAGCGGAACAATAACTTTTGGAAGCGGAATGGTAGTAGTATCTAATGGAGCAGCAAATACAAATAAATCATATGGAGCATTAAGAAGTCGAAGCGTTCTTAGTTATCAACCAGGAGTTAGTGTTGATGGAAAATTTACAGCAATTTTTAGCACTCCAAAAACTGGTACACTTCAATATATTGGTTATATAAACAATGAAGAAGGATTAGCTTTTGGATATTCTGGTCTTAATTTTGGTATTCTTCATAGATACGATGGTAAACAAGAAGTACAAAAATTAACAATAACAAATGCAACCGCAGGTGGAACAAGAAATGCAACAGTTAATTTAAATGGTTATATCAATACAATTTCGATCTCTGGTTCAACAACTACTGGAATAGCAAAAGAACTTGCTGATACATTTACTGGATATAAGGATGTTTATGATATATATAAAACATATCAATTAAATAATGATGTTTATTTCGTAAGACAAGTAGCAGAAGCAATAACAGGAACATTTACTGCAACTGGAGTTGGATTTACTGGAGTATTTACGCAATTTCAAAGTGGAAAACTTCCAAATGAAGATTGGTATATACAAACTGGTTGGAATATAGATAAAATGAATGGAAGTGGAGTTAGCGCAATGAATCTAAATCCACAACTTATGAATGTCTATAACATGAAATATGGTTGGTTAGGAGCATGGCCAATTCAATTTGGAATTGGGCATGAAAACTCTCAAGGATTTACTCCAGTGCATCTTATTGATTGGGCCAACAAACCAGAAGCCGTAAGACCTTGGGCTAATGATCCAAGATTTCCTCTTAGAATTAGAGCAGAAAAAGTTAAAGAAAATTCAAACAATGATATTGTAACAGTAAAAAGTAGTTCTTGTATGGGAAGCACAGAAGGGCCAATTACAGAGTTTGGTCCAACTTTTTCATTAAACTCAGAAGGAAAAACTCTTACAGCTGGTAGCGCTGAACAATTAATTCTTTCAGTTGAATGTTCTGCAATAGATACTGATATTAAAAGTTTAAATAGAAGAAGATTATTATTCACTCAAATTAATGTTGCTTCTTATAATAGCTCTTCTCCACCAAAAAGCGATACAATTAAAGTAAGAGTTTGGAGAGGATTACCTTATAATTTAAAAGGCGCACAATTTATTGCAGATCCTCATTATAAATTAATATGGTATGATACATCAGCATCAACTATTCAATTTGATAGTTTATTTAATGTGGCAACTTTTGTTGTTCCAGCTAATAGTAGTGAAAAATACACATATGTTAATCCACTTCCTATTGAGTTTGGCGAAGTATTAATTATTACAGCTCAAAATATTGGAACAAATAATACTACAGTTCTTGCTAGCGTAAATGGTAGTGAAGATTTATAATTTGTAATATATTTTTTAATTTTAAGGTGTAATATTATTTATGCCTAATATTCACGATCAAAATTTTAATAAAAATGTAATAGAAGTTTATACAGAGGAGCCAGGATTTACTGGTTATAAAGGTCTAGATTGGAATAAAATCGACAATATAGAAGATATCTTGACGCAAGGCGTTGTAATATCTGGATCTTTAAGTGATAGCGCTGGAATTAGTGGAATTAAAGCTAATACAGACAGCATAGACGGCAAATTATTCATTACTGGCGATCCTTATCCTGCAGGAGTACAAGGAACAATTGTATTCCAAGCTGATTTAAGTCAACAATTTGATGCTGTTACAAGTTTTCCAGAACAAAGTACTGGAATTAGTAATTTTGCTCCTAGTGGAACTAATGGATTAGTTTTAGCATCAAATTCTTATCGCAGAGAATTATATATTCAAAATTTAGCAACAGGACAACTTTATGTAAAATATGCAAATACATCTGCAAGTTCATCAAGTTTTAATTTTGTGTTAGCTGGCAATTCTTTTCAAGACGCAGGAGATGGCGGTTCATTAAATGATCAAAGTTATGTTGGAGGCGTTAGTGTTTCTGGAATTGGAACACCAAGATATATCGCTTGGGAAAGAACTAATATAAATAAAACTCCATTAACATAATATGGAAATTGATTTTTCAAAAGAGATAGCCGCAAAAAAGGGTAAAGCCCCTTTAAATAAACCATTTAGACTTCCTTCTGGCAGTAAAAAGAAATTTGGTGTTTACGTAAAGAACGATAAGGGCAATATCGTAATGGTAAAATTTGGCGACCCAAATATGTCTATCAAAAGAGACAATCCAGAAAGACGCAAAGCCTATAGAGCAAGACATGGTTGTGATAGTGGTCGTAAAGGACCAAAATGGAAAGCTAATTATTGGTCTTGTAAAATGTGGGAAGCTAAAAAATCTGTAACAGATTATACAAAAGGCGAAGAAATTACATTAGAATTAGATGTTCAAGCTAAAAATAAAGGTCTTTGGTATAATATTCAACAAAAGAAAAAAAGAATGGGTAAAAATTATCGCCCAGCAAAACCAGGATCACCAGATCGCCCAACACAAGATGCGATTAAAAAAGCTCAAGCAGATGATTATACTAATCAAGAATATAATTGGGATGGAGAAACTGAATTTGATCAAAATGAATTAATGACTCCAGAAATGAATAATGTAGAAGTTGTAGATGAAGATTTACAAGAAGAATTTAGAGATTATAAAAGTGACTTTTATGAAATGATAGTTGGTTCTATTACTTCAACTAAAAAATATGCAGAAAATATTTTAAATAATTTAAATGACCCAATAGTACAAGAAAATCTTACAGAACCATTTTTACAACAAATGGCAGCTCTTACAGAAGATTATATGATTACAATTCATAATTTTGTAATGTTCAATAGAGATGAAGAAAAAAACCAAATTCCAAGTTTAAACAACTCAGAAGCACAAATGATGCAAAAAGATGATATGCAAATGAGAAGAAGAACTTTACATTATCAACCAAGTCATTTTCAAGTTGGAGATATAGTAAGAAATATAAATCCTAATTGTAAACATTTTGGTAGCGAAGGAGTTGTTACTGAATTAAAAGAGCTTCCAGAAGATATGGGATACGCAATAATTTATAAAACAACAAATGATGGTTCAACATGGAAAAAAGGTGACATGTTGGGAAAAACAGAAATTCAACTTAAAAAAATAGACGAGGATGTCCAAAAAGAAAAATAAACTTTGGAATTGGAAAACAAAAACATTATCTGTTGGGCTTGCATTAATCGTATCTTGGATCGCCTGTTTAAAAATTGGTTTTGAATTTAAAAAATATAGTAATATAACAAATCTTCCTAATTCTTGTTTCGTTGATGCAATGATTTATGCATCTCAATGTAATCTTCTTTTAACTACTAATACTGAAATATGGAATAGCGTTTATGGTTTTACATTCCATTATAAAGATGATAAAGAAAATATGCTTGGTCATGCAATTTGCGTTTTTGAGTATAAGAATAATTTATGGGTATATGATCCTAATTGGGGCACATCGCCAATATGTCAAATTGGTGATAAAAAACAATATAGAGAAAAAATAAGATTGTATATTAACGAACATTACCCTATAATAGTAGTAGAGGATTTCATGCTAAATGATTGGACATACGTTCAAAAAATAAAGAAAAATAAAATGAACAAAACTTATCAAGAGGTGTCTATACATTTAGATGAAGATAAGAAGGAGTAAACTAATATCATGAAAATGAACCTATTAAAAAGGTTACTAAAAAGCACAGCCGCAAATTTAATTGCGGCTTTTTTAATGTCTGGATCTCTAGGAAATTCTGCAATATTTTTATGGAATAACACTGGATCAGCATGGACATCAGGCACCAGTTGGACAAATGGCGTACAACCTTCATCTACTAGTTCCAGCACTACTACTGACGAAGTACAGTTTGGAAATGTTGGCGTTAATTTTAATACAGTTGATTTAACTTCTAGTAGATCTGTTAAGAATCTTACATTCTTGACAAATGCAAATGCATATACATTTACAACATCATCTGCAAAAGTATTAACTACTAGTGCTGGTATCACAAATAATTCAACCGCAACTCAAACATTTAATCTACTTGTAGAAAATGCAAATGCTAGCAATACTTGGTATCAAACATCTGGTGGTACTATGGTATTTAATAATTTAGTTACTTTAACTACTGCATCTTCATCTACTTCTAGAACATTAACTCTTGCTGGTGGTGGTATATTTACATTTAATAATTCCTTAAATCAAGGTGGTTTAGCTACTGCAGGTAAAGTAGTTATCAATAATGCTGGTGGTACAGTAAATCTTAGCAGCGCTAATACACTTGGAGGTGGCATGCAAATAACAGCTGGTACTGTTAATTTTAATAATGCTGGATCATTAGGCACAGGAATATTAGAATTAGGAGCAACAACTGGAACATCTTATGGAAATAGTATTTTAAATAATTCTAGTGGGTCAGCAATAAATTTAACTGGTGTGACAGGATTAATATGGTCTGGAACAACTCCAGCAGGAATTCAGATTGGAACGTCTGCTAGTACTTCTGCAAATAATATAGATTTTGGTTCTGGATTAGTAACTACAACTACATCTAGAGCCATGAATATTGCTGGTTCTGGAGTAACAATTTCAATGGGAACTCTCACAACAACTGGAACAAGCAATGGCTATACATATACATTTGATGGAGTTGGAAATACTATTGATTTGGATGGATGGAAAATTAGTACAGCAGTAACTCCTATTCAAAATGTAGTTCATCAATTAAAAGGTTCAGCTAATTTAAGTATTGGTGCTATTGAAAATGGTACAGCTGGTTGGGCAAATGGTATTGAAATTAATGGTGGTGGTATGAATAGATTAACTGGAAATAATACTTATACTGGAACAACATCATTTTTAAATGGCACGAATTATATATCTGGTAACAATAGTGCAGCAACAGGAAATGTAAATATTGCTGGCACATCTGGATCTGGAAAAATGCCACTAGTAAGATTAGATTCTGCTAATGCTATTTCTAGTTCTAGTAGTATTTCTGGATCTACAAGCACAACTACTACAGGCACTTTAGATTTCAATGGTGCTACTAATTATGTATTTAATGCTTATAATGGTAATAATATGTTTTTTACAAATTCATTTGGACAGTACTCAGTTGTTACTTTTACTAACGCTGCTAATACAATCACAGCTTCTGCAGGTACAAGCGGTGGCAGACAATTAATAAATAACAGTACAAATTTATTAATTACATTTAATGGCAATATAGACATTGGTTCTTCTACTACAGGAATAAATAATACTTTAGGCGGCGCAGGTGATTGGCTTGTAAAAGGTAATATTTTTAGTACAACAGCTGGATCAGTAAGAGGTTTAAATAAGACTGGTACAGGACTATTAGAATTAAGAGGTTTAAATGATTATAATGGCGACACAGTAATGTCTGGTGGTACATTATTAGTAACCTCATCTGGTTCTATAACAAATAGCACAGTACAATTAAGTGGAGGTATTCTAGATGTAAGAGGTACTATTGGCGCATTAAATCAAACAGGAGGTTCATTTGATTTAAGAGGTAATGCTGGATTATTTGGATTATCAACAGGTACAGCTACTGTAAGATCTGGTGCGACTTTAGGAGATAGCGTACTAAACGGAGGATTATTAGATGTATATGGTACAGCAGGAGCAGTAACAGTTAATTCTAATAGTACAATTAATGTAAAAAATGGAGGGGTTATTGGTACTACTACCGTAGGTGGTGGTACTTTATTAGTAGATGGAAGAGCAGGAGTAACAACAGTTAATTCTGGTGTTAGCACGGTTAATAGTGGAGGAATAATTGGTAATGCTGTTATTAATGGAAGTTTATTATCAGTAAATGGTACAGCTGGAAATATAACAGTAAATACTGGTGGAACTTTAGGAGGATCTGGTTCCGTTGGAGATATATTATTAAATGGAGGAACATTATCTCCAGGTAATAGTCCAGGTCTACTAACAACCTCTAGTTTAGATGCATCTAATGGAAATTTTATTTTTCAATTAGGTGCGCCTACTACTAGAGGAATAACTTACGATGCAATAGATGTAACAAATCTATTAAAACTTGGAACAAATACAACTTGGCAATTTCAAGTTGATGGAGGATATAATTTTGAATTAAATGATAGTTATGATTTATTTAATTTTGGAAGCATTGATACTACTGGATTCGATATAACAGCATTAGATATTGCTTTACCAGATTTAAATACAGCGACCAGTGATTTAAAATGGGATACAAGTTCTTTTACAACAGATGGAATGGTAAGTGTTGTTGCTAATGTTCCAGAACCATCTGCAGTTCAATTATTTGGAATTGGTTTGATTTCTTTGCTTGCTTGTCGTAAAATAAATAAAAGAAATGGATAATCAATTGAGAAATATATTATTGAATAATTATGAAAGAAGTCTTCCATCTAAAAGAGATACAGAAGATTTTATAAATAATTTTCATCAATATAGAGCCAAAAAGAAAGCTCAAGAAAAAACCTATTATTCATTAGCCTTAATACTATTATTAATTGTTACTGCATTAGGTTCAATTGCCATAAAAGAAACAACAAATAAATTAGACATACAAACTGCATCTGGCCAAGTTCAAAAATGAAGTCTTTTATATTATCAGACTTGTTGCTTTATTTTATGCTATTTCCAATAGCGTTTGTTTGCTCTTTAATTTATATTAAAGATATGAAGCCAGCAAAACAACATAATCTTGGTCTTGATTTTGAATATATGCCAGTAGATGAAGGATCATCTTTTATATCTCATGCTGAACCAATAGGAGAAAATAGTCAACCTTGGATATTAAGTTTACAAGAAAAACCAAAACCAGTTATAAACACAAATCAATATTATGTTATGGTTGGATATATGATGAAACAAATAAGGTTTAAAACTAACTTATGTACAAATTAATATATATATTATTAGCCACAATTTTAATTCAAACTTCTTATGCTGAAGATAAAATTAAAATATCAATCAACAAAGATAAAAATGGCAAGATAACTTTAACTAGTTCTGGACATTCAGCACCAATATCTTTTGATATTATGGGTAAAAGTTATGATGTTCCAGCTGGTGGCGGATCAGTAGAAGTTGAATCAAAAGAATTTGAAAATAAAAAAGAAGAAGCTCCAAAAGAAGAAATTAAAAGTACAGAATCAGAATTATCAAAAGAAGAAACTGCTGCGAATAATGATCAAGCTCAAAAGATGAAAGAATTTACTCAAAAACAAGAACAACAAAATCAAAACCAACAAATGCAACAATCTATACAACAACAGCAAAATGAAAAAAATATTCCACCAGTAAATTCTAAACCATATCCACCAGAGGCTACTCCAATTTAATATGGTGTAAGCCTTATGTATGTTAATTAAAATTAAGAATTGGTGGAAAGATTTAAAATCCTATGATAAATTCTTTTTTATATCATTTGTGCCAGCTATGCTTTTCACACTTTGGGGGCTAAGTGATCTTTATATTAATTACTTTGATTTATTAACTAAAGAAGACCACCTTCAATTTTTTCTTAGGATATTCTTTCCAATATCAGTAGCCACTTTAGTAACAGTATTAGAACGTAATAAGAGGCAAAAATTGATAAAAGATATTAAAAATTATCTTGATAAATAATTATTTTAATCTTTCAATAAGATAAAATATATAAACAAATACTGCTACGCATATTAATCCAGTAGCTATTGTCATATAAAAAGAATTACACTCGATTAAAATTATGTGTAATAGCATATATGCCACTACCTCAACCTAAAAAAGGCGAAAAGCAAAACGATTATATGGGTCGTTGCATGCATAAAATTAATAAAGATAATCCAGAAATGGAAAATAAACAACAAGTTGCTATTTGTTTAAATACATTTAATAAGCCAAAAAAGAAAAGCAAAGCAAATGAAATTGAAGTAGATTTTTCAGAAGATATCAAAAATTTGAATAAACCACAAGAAATTAAAGTAGAAGAAGCTCCAAAAATCGAAGCCAAGGTAGAAGAAGCAAATAATACAGCAATAACCGCACCTGCTCCAGAAGTTAAAATAGAAGAAACTAAAGCTTCTTGTGGAAAACCAAATTGTGGATCAGTACAACAACCAGAAGAAATTAAAGCTGAAAATGATGGTAAAGGTGAATTAATTCAAACAACTCTTCTTCAAATGCAACACCAATATAAAATATTACATTGGCAAACCCAATCATTTTCACAACATAAATCTTTTGATGAAATAGTAAATAGTCTTTCTGGGCATATTGATGAATTTATTGAAACTTATATGGGCAAATATGGTAGAGTAATTGCTGCTGGCACATTTAATATTACTCTTGCAAATTATAAAGATGCAGATTTTATAGCATTAACAGATTCTTATATTAATTTTATGATTAGTTTAAGTACTATGCTAGATGCTTCCAAAGATTCAGACTTATTAAATATTAGAGATGAAATCCTTGGTTCATTAAATCAATTAAAATATCTATTAACATTATCTTAAAATAGTGAATAAAAAAATTAAATATATTGAAGTAGATATTACTGAAACAGAAGCATATCAAAAGACCTATAAAGGCAAAAAAAGAAGTGCATTAAAAGATAGTGATTTTTTATTTCCAGAAACACGTAGTTTTCCAATTACGTCTGAGCAAGACGTAAGAGACGCAATCAGTAATTTTGGTCGCATGAAAAGTAATATGAGTTATGATACATTTATTCATAAACTTTGGAATAAAGCTAAATCCAAGGGTCTTGAAGGCGGGATGCCAGCAAGCACAAAAGAAAAATATAATCTTAAATAAATATTTTAATTAGATTTAAATTAATATTTAATATATAATAATATTAAATGAAAAGATATTGTATTGATTGTGGATCTCCAACAGAATATACGGTTAAAAAACCAACATTTTGTTCAAACTGCGGTAATCCTTTCGAAAAAACAACACAAACCGCTCAACCAGTAGTTCAAAAAGTATTAGAGCAAAAGAGAACTATAGCTAAAAAGCAATATATTCCAGAGCCAGAATTAATTGATGACGAAGATAATGATTTTGATGATGAAAATGAAATTCGCGAAGTCCCGAATATTTCAAATTTAGAAATTGAAGCACAACATGAAACTCCACAAAAAGGAGTAAAATTAGGTTCTATTTTAGGAACAGAAACTGATCAACCAAAGAAAGAAAAAAATAAAACCAGAAGCAAAAAAACATCTAAGAAGCAAATATTAGAAGATTTTGCAAAAGAAGCAGGTTCTTTAAGAAAAAGCAAGAAATAATAAATGAAGCCTCCGAAATTCAGTTTCGAAAGTAAAATTTCGGAGATAGATCAAGAGATAAATAAACGTAGACATAAGTGGAGCTTGACAACATTAGCATGGTTAGATTTCCATGATGTAGCTCAAATATTAAGAATACATATATACAAAAAATGGAATATGTATGATCAAAAACAGCCTCTAGCTCCTTGGATAAATCGAATAGTAAGCAATCAAATTAAAAATCTAATTAGAAATAATTATGGAAATTATTCTAGACCATGTTTGAAATGTGCAGCAGCAGAAAATGAAGATGGATGTAATATTTATGAAACTCAATGCAGTAAATGTCCATTATATGCAAAATGGGAAAAAAGTAAAAAATCTGCACATGACGTTAAATTACCAGTAGCACTCGAAAACCATACTCAAGAAGTACATAATATTATTGAAGATGAAATAAATATAGAAAAAGCTGCAGAAAATATTCATACAAAAATGAAACATATTCTTAAGCCTGTTGAATGGAAATTTTATGAATTATATTATATTAAGCATAAAACTGAAGAAGAGTCAGCTAAATTAATGGGTTACAAAACAAGTGAAAAAAATAGAAAGATTGGCTACAAACAAGTTAAAAATTTAAAAAAATCAATTATGTTGAAGGTTAAAAAGCACTTATATAATGGAGATATTGATATATATTAATATGAGTGAAAACTTACCAGAACTTACAGAAGAACAACAATTAAATCTATTAAATGAATGGAACAATAGAGCAGATAATCCACCATCATTAACTGAATTAGTTAAATTAGCTTTTGGCAGAGATGATCTTGATGGAAGAAGTAAAGAAGGTAAAGCTGTAAAACAATTCCTTGCAGCAAGACAAATTAAACCACGAAAAAGTCACGAATATCAAGCTAAAGGTCTTATAGAATTAACCGAAGATCAAAAAGAATACATAAGTAATAATTGTGCGACTATGACTGGTATTGAAATAGCTAAAATTTTATTTAAAAACGAATCACTTACAAATCTTTGTCAAGAAACTAGAAGCGTTCTTGATTATATGAAAACTATACCAAGTAATATTAAATATCTTAATGATGTAAATGAAAATGCTGCAACAGAAACCTATAAAGCTCCACGAAGTGAAGAAAGAATGATAGTAAAAATTAATAAATATATATTAGATGGAATTGATAAAGAAAAAATTACTCCAAGGCAAAAGAAAGAAGTAAATTCTTTGATTGGTTATATGAATACTTATAGATTTACTCATCAAATCAATCTTTATGATGATGAAAATGATAGAGAACTTTTTGAAAGTAGTTTTGTAAGATATACTTATGACAAAAGTGATTTAACTCAAGAAGAGGTAGATCAATATATTGTTTTAGCAACAGAAGTAGTAATATCTTCTAGTATTCAACAAACGATTACAACTCTTCAAAATCAAATAGATCTTGCAACACAAGAAGACGGCAAAATTCCTATGACATTAGTAGAAGCTAGTAGTACAGCTAGAAAAGAATATAATGATTGTGTTAATCGCCAACAAAAACTATTACAAGATCTTAAAGTTAAAAGAAGCGAAAGGCTTAGTAAGCAAGTTAAAGAAAATGCCAGCATCTTAAATCTTGTTGAAATGTGGAAACAAGAAGAGTCAAGACAAAAGCTACTAAAAATAGCAGAACTTAGAAAAAATAGCATTAAAAAAGAAATTGAACGTCTTGGTTCAATGGATGAATTAAAAGCTAGAATACTTGGAATATCAGAAGACGATATTTTAAACGGATAATTTTATGGCAGTTATATGTAAAGTAGATGGAAAAGAGTTTCCAAGTGAAAAGGCATTACATATGTCACTCAAAGGTTATGGTTTGAATAAAGTAAAATATTATCAAACATATTTCGAGAGACGAGATTTACTAACAAATGAGCTTATTAATTTCAAGACTAAAGAGCAATATTTAAATAGTGATTTTAATGATAAGAATAATATGAAAAAATGGCTTAAGCAACAACCAATTGAAAAAGCTCAAGAATATTGTAAGCAATTATTATCCAAAAGAAAAGATGACAAAAATTTAACTTATAGTCCCTCTCAAGTAGAATTAAGAACAATTATGGCGCCATCTATTCTTTTTTATAATAAGATATTTAATGATTATTACGATCTCTGCTCAAGTTTAGGATTAGAGAATAAATTTATTCACCCAAGCAATATAACAGATCAATTTAAAAATAAATTAAACAAAAAATCAATTATATATGTTGATACAAGAGAACAAAGTTGGTTAAAATTTGATACAAAGTTCGAGATCAAGACTTTACCATTTGGAGACTATTCTTGCAGTAACGATAATTGTAAATGCTTTATAGAAAGAAAAAGCTTAAGTGATTTTATTAGCACCTTGAGCGTTAAAAACTTTGATAGATTTAAAAATGAAATAGATAGAGCAAAGAAAAGTGGAGCATATTTAATTGTTATAGTTGAGGAAAAGTTATCTAATGCGGTAAGTTTTCAATATCTTCCTCATATTAGCAAAAAGATTAAAGCAACTCCAGAATATATATTTCATAACGTCAGAGAATTATTGCAAAATTATGATAATCTACAATTTCTTTTCACAGATGGAAGAGGAGAAATGACAAGAGTAATTGAATCTATTTTTACATCAAATTGCTTCTACAAGCAAGTAGACCTTCAATTAGCTTATGATCTAAAACTATTATGATATATTCTCCAGATAAATATAAAAAAGATTATCCAGACATTAATAAAGAATTAATGGAACTTAAGGGTATTCTTAATGATAAAGACGCTAAAATTTCTCTTGCTAAATTTTTAAGAGCTAATTTAGGTTTCACTACTGAACTTATTAGTGGTATTAAATTAGCGCCATATCAAGAAATTCATCTTAAAGGTTTATTAAATAGAAATTTTAGCATGTGCGTATTTGGTCGAGGCTGTGGTAAAAGCTTTATTGCGAGCGTGTTTTGTTTTCTTCAATGCGTTTTTGAACCTAATACTAAAATTTTAATTGCAGGACCAACATTCAGAACAGCCAGATTCATATTTAATAATTTAGAGAAAATTGTAAATAGCAAAGGCGCAGAACTTCTTCAGCAAGCTTTTGGTTCGAAAAGCAAAAGAAATGATCAATATGAATGGTCAATTAATGGCGGAAGTATTGTAGCCATTCCTTTAAGTGGAGAAAAGATTCGAGGATTTCGTGCTAACGTATTAGTGCTTGACGAGTTCCTTTTGCTATCTGAAGATATTGTTAAAACTGTTTTAATGCCATTCTTAGTTGCTCCACAAAATATGAAAGAGCGAATGGAAATTAGAGAAATGGAAGATGCCTTGATTAGAGAAGGAGCGATGAAAGAAGAGGATAGAATGGTCTTTGAAAATAATAGCAAAATGATAGCTTTATCTTCAGCAAGTTATACATTTGAAAATCTTTATAAAACATATAATGAATGGATAGAAAAAATTCATTCAAAAGAAAATACAGAAGCATCTTATTTTGTATCTCAATTAAGTTATGAAGCTTTACCTCCAGAGATGGTAGATAAAACAATTATTGAAGAAGCTCAAAATGGAGGATCAAGTCATAGTAGTTTTTTAAGAGAATATTGTGCAAGATTTATTGATGGTAGTGATAGTTATTTTAGCGCAAAAAAGATGGAAGAATGTACTATTCCAAATGGTCAAGGTCCTCATACTTTAATGAAAGGAACTCCTGGAAAAAAATATATTCTTGGCATCGATCCTAATATGAGCGATAGCCCTAATGCGGATTATTTTGCTATGGCAGTAATAGAAATTGATGAGGATACTAAAACTGGCACATTAGTTCATACTTATGCTGGATTAGGAAATTTAAAAAATCATGTTAATTACTTTTATTATATTATGACAAATTTTAATATTGTATTCATGATTTTGGATAATGCTGGAGCTGATATATTTCTTTCGGCTTGTAATCAATCTGAATTATTTAAAAGCAATAATCTAGTAATCAATACTTTTGAATTTAATTCTGATTTAGAGGGAACAGATTATGATCAAGAAGTTCGTAAGGTTAGAAATAGCTATAATTTAGAATCAAAGAAAATAGCTTTTAATCAAGTCTTTACAAGCAACTTTATTCGTAAAGCCAATGAACATTTACAAGCCTCTATTGATTATAAGAAAATATGGTTTGCTAGTAAAACTTGTGCAAATGACAATTTCTTTGAAACAGTATTTGCTCAAAATATTCCATTAGATTTAATGAAAACAGAAGAAAAGAAAGACTGGTCTACTCTAGACTTTATTGAAAATCAAGATGACTTTATTTATCAAACTAAAAAACAATGCACTTTAGTAGAACATTCATCTACAGCTAGAGGCACCCAATCCTTTGATTTACCTCAGCACTTGAAAAGAAGCAGTTCATCTAATAAGGCTAGAAAAGATAATTATTCTGCACTTTTATTAGCAAATTGGGCATTGAAGTGCTATAATGATATAATAAACGCACCAAAAGAGGAGATATCAAACACTTTTACGCCAATAATGATAAAATAAGTGTAATATTCAAGTTAAATGAGTAAAAAAACAAAGAAAATCCAAGAAATAAAAGCTTCCATAGCTGTACCAAATTCAGCCATCACAGATACAACTCCTCTTATGGTATATGGTAGCGAATTAAATAGTACTGCTAAAAGAGCTAAAATAGCAGAAATAAGAGCTTCAGCCACTTCTTCTAGAAGAAATTCTGCTGGAGATATCGAAAGAACTAATAGATTTACAAATATTGATACAGGATTAATTCCTTTTAGATATTCAACGTATATTAGGAATTTATCTACTCTTGACGTAAGAGATGCAATTATTTTATGTCAAAAAGCTTATTATAATGTTGCTGTATTTAGAAATACTATAGATTTGATGACTGAATTTTCTAGTAGTCCAATATATTTAACTGGAGGAAGTCAAAAATCTCGTGAATTTTTTGAAGCATATTTTAAAAAGATTAATTTAACAAGTTTCCAAGATCAATTCTTTCGTGAATATTACAGAAGTGGTAATGTTTTCGTTTATAGATTTGATACAAGTTTAAGTCCAGAGCAATTATTAAAAATAACTCAAACTTTTGGATCTAAATTAAAATCTATCGCTGATAATGGTGAAGTCACAGTTCCAGCAAGATATACTTTAATTAATCCAGCAGATGTTTATATTGGTGGTACAGTAAATTATACATTTAATATGTATTATAAATTATTAAGTAGTTACGAGCTAGAAAGACTAAGAGATCCTAAAACTGACGAAGATCGTGAAGTATATAATAATTTATCAGATGATGTTAGAAAACAAGTAGACAATAAAAGTATTTCATACATTTTAATGCCATTAGATAAAACTAAATTGGCAGCAGTATTTTATAAAAAACAAGATTACGAGCCACTTTCTATTCCAATGGGATTCCCAGTTCTTGATGATATTAACTGGAAATTAGAAATGAAAAAAATGGATATGGCTGTAACAAGAACAATGCAACAAGCAGTTCTTCTTGTAACTATGGGAACAGATCCAGATAAAGGTGGAGTCAATCAAAAGAATCTTCAAGCGATGCAACAACTATTTGAAAATCAAAGCGTTGGAAGAGTTCTTATCGCTGATTATACAACAAAAGCTCAATTTGTTATTCCAGATATTGGCAATTTAATTGGACCACAAAAATATGAAGTTGTTGATAGAGATATTCAAATTGGTTTAAATAATATTCTTATTGGTAGTGAAAAATTTGCTAATACAAGTATTAAAGTTCAAGTTTTCGTAGAAAGATTAAAACAAGCTAGAGAAGTATTTATTAATGAATTTTTAATTCCAGAAATCAGAAGAATGAGTAAAGATTTAGGATTTAAAAATTTCCCAACGCCAGTTTTTGAAGAAATGAATCTTAAAGATGATGTTCAATATTCAAGAATATTCAATCGCTTAATTGAACTTGGAATACTAACTCCAGAAGAAGGTATTCAAGCAATTGAAAAAGGTAGACTTCCCACAACAGAAGAATCTATTGAGTCTCAACAAAAATTCAGAGATCTTAAAGATCAAGGATTATATCAACCAGTTATTGGCGGTGCTGCAGGTGGTGGAACGGCTGGAAGACCAGAAGGATCAACTGGAATCAAACAATCTACTAAAAATGTTAAACCAATTGGCTCAAAGGCTCATTTTTCAGTAAATAAAATTAAAGATAATATTCTAGCATCTCAAAATCTAGAAGAAGAAGTAAAATCTGCAGTTAGAAAGAAGTTTAATGTTAAAAAATTAAGCAATCAACAAAAAGAAGATGCTGAAAAACTATCTGAAATCATTATAGCTAATGAGACTCCAGAAAATTGGGTATTAAAGATTGATCAATACTTAGATAAACCATTTGATCAAAATCAAGAACAAATAAATAATATACAAGAAATCGCATCAGAGCATCAAGTAACAAATTACATGGCTTCTCTACTGTATCATAGTCAAAAATAGTCAAAAATAATTAAATTTAATATTATTTCGTGTAATTCATTAGATGCGCACATTTAATGGATTACAAATTTTCACTGATCAACTTACTAATTCTGGTCAGTTAGATGCTAGATATATAATTAAAAGTCAAGTTTTAGGTCCAGAAGGCCAAGCAGATTTTGGAATTAATTCATATATTAAACCTAGCTCAGTTGGATCAGTAATAGCTGGTGGAGATAGTAACGAAGTATTAAATAGTTTTGGAGGAATTGGTGGTGGGACTTCTAACTCAGTTGGTTGTTATGGATTTGTTGGAGGAGGAAGATCTAATAGAGCAACAGGCGATTTTGCTGTAGTTGGTGGAGGGTGGCGTAATTGGGCAGCACCTGGATCATATATAACTATTGGTGGAGGATTATTTAATTGTTCAACAGGATATTCTTCAGTTGTTGTTGGAGGAGAAAATCATTGTTCAGCTGGTAATCATTCAACTGTAGGTGGTGGAAGATCTAATTATGCAAAAGCAGATTGTTCCACTATTGCTGGTGGATGGATGAGCTGCACATATGGAAATAATTCATTTATTGGTGGTGGATATTGCAACGCAGTGCTTGGAAATCATTCAAATGTCCTTGGTGGACTTTGCAATAAAACATGTGGAAATTATGCAAGTATTTTGGGTGGACAAAAAAATTACGCAGGACAATCTGGACAATGTTTATCTGTTGTTGTTGGAGGATATCAAAATAATGCATGTTCTGATGGTACATTTATTGGAGGAGGAAGATATAATTCAACAGAAGCAGAACTTTCTACAGTTGTAGGAGGAATTAATAATCATGTATTCGGTGGATTTGGTGGATTTGTTGGTGGAGGATTTCATAATTTAATTTATGGACTATACGGAAATATTGCTGGAGGAAATTCAAATGTTGTTAGTAAAGATCATTCAAATATAGGAGGTGGTCAACTTAATCATATTAATGCAAATTACTCAAATATTGGTGGAGGTTTTTGTAATAATATAGTAGAAGATTATTCATTTATTGGAGGAGGAAATCAGAATTATTCAAGTGGATTTCATTCAATTGTAGTTGGAGGATTTCATAATTGCACATTAGGATATTATTCATCTGTTGGTGGTGGATATTATAATTCGGCAACTTCAAATTACGCAAATATAGCAGGAGGATCAAATAATTGTGCAGCAGGAGAATTCTCTACAGTTGGTGGTGGAGTAGCTAATTGCGCTCTTGCATCATATAGTTATATAATTGGTGGAAGATGTTCAGTTATTTCAATAAGTCATAGTGGATCATCTGTATTAGGTGATGGTCAAGATCGTACTCATAATTCTTCTGGCCCCCATACTTTAACTTTAGATTTTGATAGTGGAGTTTATATTTCTGAAATTTATAAAGGTCCAAAAGGTTATTTAAGAATAGGAGAAGCTAATGGAATTCTAGAATTTAGTAATGATAATTTTATTAGTTTAATTAGAGATGGAACTACTGTTTTAACAACAGAAGATCAGTTTATGACAAGTTGGTATATTGGGGCTTCTACTTTGGCGGGTGGATTAGTTACTAATTCAGATATAACTATTTTAGATAATAAATTTTATCCACCAACAGGTACAATTCCTTCTTCTAATTACTCAGGAATTCAAGGACAAATGAAATTTGATAAAAATTATATTTACTATTGTAAAGAAAACGATAAATGGGTTAGAACTGCTCTTGCTGAATGGTAATATTTAATATATATAATATATTTTAAAAAAATGTGTAATTTATTGGTATGCGCACATTCAATGGTTTACAAATATTCACGGAGCAGTTAACTAATTCTGGTCAACTAGATTTAAGATATGTTCGTATTAGTGGAAATAATGAGGGTGCAAATTTAATTTTTGGCAATAATATTCAATCAAATTATAGTTTTTATTCAGATACAAATTTTAATATAACAAACAATATAAATATATTTTATTCAACAGGTAATGCAGTTTATACAGCTTATTTACCAAATATAACTGATAAAAAAATGATTACTATAAAAAATTTAAAATCTACTAATCCATTATTTATTACTGGATATAGTCCTATTCAAATTTTTGATTCATCAGATGAGACTATAGATTTGGCATCACCAACATCAATTAGCTTACTTGGTGTAATTAACACTAACTATACAGGATGGGTATGTTTACAATCTACGGCAGGAATTTCATAATATGGCAACGCTAAATACTATATATTATTTAAATGCTGGAAAACAATTATTTGTAGATAATAATAATAATCAATTTGTTGTATCTGGTTATCAATTAAATCTTGATCCTAATTTAAATGCAAATATTTCATTAGGAAATATCCCAGCTTCTGCATTTTCAATAGGAAAAGCGGGAACAATTACATTTGATAAGAATTATATTTATTATTGTCACACAGACAACAATTGGTCGAGAACAAGATTAGCTAGCATGTGGGAAAACGACTCGGCAGTTTCTCCAGCTGGTATTACAAATCCAAATAATTGGTGGTATTTTACATTAAATCCAGATCCAGTACTTGGAAATGATTATTTTAATAGTAATGGAAATATTACATTTAATTCTAATGGAGCAAATACAAGTGGAACAAATAATAATGGATTATTTTGTTCTACAACTTTAGTTATTCCTGGATGGTCAAAAGCTATGATATATTATGGTCAACCTGAAGATCTTTATCCAAATTCATTCTCTACAAGTTTTGAAACAAAAAGAGTTAATTCTAATGGATTTTTATTAGGATCAAAATATGGTCAACTTAATTTTCATTTTGAATTTAGTGGAAATTATTTAGTATTTAATATGCCAAAAGCTGCTGGGGGTAATCCAACTACAGGAGAATGGCATAAAATTCCATCTATTTCACAATTTAATAACAGTAGCTATTATCAAGTTGTTGCTACGTTTGATCCAAGAAATAATTCTCTTGCTAAATTTTATGTTAATGGAGTTTTACAAGGAAGTGCGAATTATCATTATACTACAGTATCTTTGTATAATGGTGGATATTCATTTAACACAATTCCTCAAGCCCGAGGTTTTGGAATCGGAGGAACTCCTCTTGGAAATATAAACGGTTCTCAAAATAGTGCTTTAACAGAAAATAATAATGTAATAGTTAGAAATCTTGGTTTTTGGTCAAATTATGTGCTAACTCAAACAGAAGCGACCAGGCTTTATAATGGTGGAACTTTTAGAAAATATCCATTTATATAATTTTATGTCAACAACAAATAACGAAAATTTATATGCAATTTATTCTTCTGATGGAATTTTATCAGGATTCCAAGAAAATAATTCAAATACTTTTTCTAAAGCAGGAGCTGGACAAACTATTGGTGGTGGAGAATATAATAAAGTAACTGGAAATTTTTCTACCATAGTTGGAGGATACAATAATCAAATAAAAAGTAGCGATTTTGCGAATTTAATGGCAGGACGAAATGGCATTATAAATAATCAACCTGGTGCAGCACTTATAGGAGATGGAGAAAACAGAAATCATTATGCTGATGTAAGTAATGGATTAACCATAGATTTTGCAAATGGAATTTATATAAAAAATAGTTCTTCTAATTTAAGTGGTCCTGCACCAACAGCTAATAATGGAAAATTTGGAAATATTAATTTTAATGGAGGATTAGTTATAGGATCATATATAGCTGGAGATAAATTTGAAAATATTCCCAGCGCAACAAATTATTATCCAGCAACACAAACATCAATTACATTACAAACAAATAACTGGATTAAAACAGATAATTATCCACTTGAAAGAACAGACTCTATTTCTTATATAACAATAGGCGCGCAAGGTATTAGATTAGCTGGAGTAAATGCATATTCACAAAGTGGAAATTATAATCAATCAGGTATATATAGCACTGCATCAATAGACCTTAATCAAAACGTAACGATTGAAACAGCAAAAGATGGGAATGATATAAATTTAAATGCTGATGGAAATATTAATTTAAATGCTAATGGAGATACTATTTTGAATAATCCTTATGGAGATATAAAATTATCTGGAACAAATATTAATTTACGAATTAACAATATCCCGACTTCCTCATCTTCAGCAGGGACAAGTGGTCAAATCTCTTTTGATGATAATTATTTCTATAGACATAATGGAAAAAATTGGACAAGAACAGCAATGTCCATTTGGTAATTTAAATTTAAAATAATAGTGTAATCCTATATAAGGATTAAGGATAATGGCTAGAAATAGAATAATCTACAATGTAGAAGGTTTATATGTTGCACCATATAGTGGAGAACGACCTATTGATTCTGATTATTATTTAAGTGGTTATAATATTCTTAAAAGATTAGAAAAAGTTCAAAATTTCAATTATTCTATACAACAAAATCGAGTTAATGCTCAAGGCTTTGGCCAAAAACAAAATATATTTCGAGGAAGTTCAGCTGGACAAGAAGTTACTTTTAATTTTTCATATATTCCTGATGGAGTTACAAATGAGAATAGATTAAATTTTGATGTAGCAACTTTTAATTCTACTAGTCAGCCAATAATGTTTTCATCTTTATGTTCTAACAATTTACTTTATAATGATAGAGATTTTTACTTAGTTATTAATAAAAATGATGATGATCTTTTTGGAAATTATCAAATAACAGATTATTCAATTAATCCAACTGGAATCACTGATGTTAGAGATCCAAATAGCAATAATTATGGAGTATTAAATTTTCAAAATGCTTATTTAAATGAATATTCTTTTAATATTTCAGTTGGAAATTTACCCGTAGTCAATCAAAGTTATGTTGCAGATAATATAATTTTTTATAGTAGTGGATATGACTTAAATTATTCAATTCTTGATTTGAAATCTGGAATCAATCAATCTGAAAATACTAAAATAGTAATTCCAAAAGCTTTAGATTTAAATCAAAGTGGAATTAGTGGACAAAATATTCTTTTACCAGGTGATGCAAATATTAGTTTTTATACAAATAATATTACAGGAGTTTTATTTTATACTGATACAATTCAAAGTCTAGATTATTCCTTGTCTTTTAATAGAAAAGCTTATAGAGGAATTAATTATAAATTTCCATTATTAAGAAAAATAGAATTTCCAGTTAATGGAAAATTAAATACTAGTTTTATTGTAAAACAAGATTTAAGTGGTTCATTTTTTGATACTTTAAATACAGATGATGATTATAATGTTGTTATTGATTTTAATAAATGCAATAATAAAAATGGAGTATATCCAACTAAATTAATATTTAGTGGTTGTAAATTTAATAATATAAATTATGATTCTTCTATAGGAAGTAACAAAAAAGCTAATTTAAGCTTTAATTTTGATCTTGATCCAGATTTTGGTACAAGAGGATTATTTATTAGTGGAAATTCATTATATGCAGCATCTGCAAATAACCCCTTATTTGGAACAGAATCTTCTACAGATTATGAACTATTAGGTACTGAAAATAATATTCAATATTATTTATCTTGGAGAACAGAAAATATTCCATTACAATATTAAGTGTAAGCATATATATGCCAACTAAAAATGTAAATAGTTTTTTAACGACAGGATTTATAGATTTAAATTCTACTAGCTCTTTACTCGGAGTAGTTAATAATGAACTTAAAAGAGTAACTAATGCTAATATAAGTTTACCAACAATTACAGCAAAAACTGGAAGTTTTTCTAATTCAATAATTTCTCCAAATTTAGTTTATAATACTGGAATTCAAAATATTAGTGGAAATAAAACATTTCTTGATTCTGGAATATTTTCTATTTCTGGCGCCTTACCTTTAGTGTTACCAAATAATCCTCTTTCAATAGTAGGAAGCGGAAATACTTATATACAATTCAATATTCAAAATAGGTCTGCTGGAACTAATGCTACTGCAGATTTGGTTCTCACGGCAAATAATGGAACAGATAGTAGTAATTTCATTAATCTTGGGATAAATAATAGTGGATATAATGATCCTACGTTTAGTAATGGAACTGGATTAGACGGATATCTATTTATAAATGGCGGAAGTTTAGATATTGGAACTCAAACACCAGGCACAAATATAGAATTTCACGTCGGAGGAACAACATCTAATAATTCTATATTAAGAGTGACTAGTAGTGGAATAGATTTAAATACTGGTTGTAATATATATGGCGCAAATAATTATCAAAGAATAACTGCAGATTTTACAACAACCGCTGTGCCTTCCACAAGGTTATCTTTTAATTTAGAAAGTGGAAAAGTTTATCAAATGGATCAATATTTTAGGTTTACAGCTTCAACACTTAATTCGTCATCGCAAACTACTACATCTCCAGTTTCATCTGTACTTGCAGATGGATATAAAATGGGAATTAATAATCAAAGTACATTTTTATCAACATCAATGATTTTTGTAGGCGACAATAATAACGCAGTAGTTTCCCAAGGAATGCTTGGAGAAATAACGGGAACGGCTCATCATTTTAGAAAAGGAATATTAAGACCAAATCAAAATGCAACAATTAATTTTTTAGCTGGAAGTCACAATGGAGTATCAACAACCCTTGGACTAGGTAGCTACGTTCTTATTCAAAAATTAACTTAATTTAGAAGTATTATATATTTTTATCTATAATAATTAGTGTAATATATTATGAAAAATATGCTATCTAAAATATTTGGCCCCAATTGGAGATCTAGTTCATCTGGAATAGCCACAGTTGTAGCAGTTTGTACAGCAATAGCAATTCATAGTGATCCTTCATTAGTAGCATTTCTTCCAGATGCAGCAGAAGTTTATATTATTGGAATTTCAAAATTAGTTGCAGTTGTTAGTGGAATTATTTTTGCATTAACAGTAAAAGATGCAGCAGTTACTGGTGGAACAGTAGCTCAAACAAATGAAGCAGAAAAAAGAACTGGAGAAAATATATGAATAAATTAAACTTAATTGGAGTTGCTCTTTTGAGCGTATTTCTTGGTGCTTGCGCTACAACACAAACTGGAAAAGTTGATGTTGAAACAAGTGTTTCAAATGCTCTTCCTTATGTTAAGCCAGCAGTAGTACTAGCTTGTACAGTAGTTCTTGATCAAGCTCTTTCTCCTAGTGATCGCGTAGAAAAAGCTAAAATGATTAATCATGTGGCATCTATCGTAGAAGGATTAACAGTTGGAACTGCACCAACTCCAGAGCAATTACAAAAAGCTTTAACTGATTATCTTCCAATAGAAAAAACTCATTGGGTAAATTATGTTAGTGTTATTAAAGATATCTATGCTCAACAATTTGCAAGATTAGATGGAAATACTGCTCTCGCTATTAAGGTACTTAACGCTATAGCATCTGGATGTAAAGATGCTACAGCAAGTTACGTAGAGTAATCATGCCAACTGGAATACTCCAAGCTCTACTTTCAGCAGTATCTGGAATATTCTCAGCAATCAATAACGTATTTGGCGCTAAGAATACAAAAGAAATGAAAGAGCGCCAAGAAGCCCAAAAAGAAGTCAACTATCAAAGCGATATAGAAAAAGAAGTACAGGAGAAAAATCTTGAAGAAATTCGCAAGCGTATTAGTTCTTAATCTTCTTCTAATTGGTTGTGCAACCGTAACACCAAATAAAATACAAGATGATAAATCTTCCTATGACGCAACTACTCCAAAACAATATCAAAAAGATAATGGTGGATTAATTTGTTTTGTCGGTGATGATGCATTAATTACCTCCCAAGCGCGCGAACGATATAATAATTTAATTAAAATGTATAGAATAAAATTTAAAAAAGAAAAAGCAATTGATTTAGTAGAAGACTCAGGGGTTAAAGCTTATAAAGATACTTTCGGTAATGAATTATTTTTAATTGATAGCGAGCATCTTGTTTATTTCGGAGTTCTTAATAGTTGGTTAAAAGAAAAAGTACCTCAAGATAATATACTAGACAAAACCATAGATAAAATAAACAACTAAAATGGGCAAATTACAAACAACAGTAACTTTACCAAAAAGAATATTGCTTCAAGGTTGGGCTAATGATGAAGATAATATTAACATTAATGGAGAATATACTTATACAATTAATTTTGATATTGCTATAATAATTGGTGGAGGATCTAGTGTTTTTTATAATGGATATAAGCACAATACTTTAAATTCATTCATTTATTTTGCTGAAGCATGGCAATTATTTACTACTGCTGATCCGAAGCAATGGGACAATCCTTCTACAAGTCCAAATGTTTTACCATTAACTGGATGGATTCAAAACAATGCCCAAGGTCCAGCAGGAACAATAACTATTTTAGAAAATATTAGTGGAAAAAATAATAAAATTTCAATTAAAAAACAAAATCTTGGTGGTGGAAAAATAACTTTAAAGAAAAATTAATAAATTATGTTAAATAAAAAATCTCTTGATCTTATTTTAGAATTTGAAGTTGGCGGTGGCGAAAATTATTATAATAAATTTTTAAAAAATCCAACTTGGCCAGGAGAGCAAAGCGGAGTAACAATTGGCGTGGGTTACGATTTGGGATATGTAAATAAAACTGAATTCACAAATGACTGGAAAGAATTAAATCAAAAAGATTTTGATAGATTATATAAAGTAGTTGGAATAAAAGGAATAGCAGCAAAAGATCTTATTAGAGGATTAAAAGATATTTCTATTCCTTGGGATCTTGCACTAAAAGTATTTAATAATAAAACAGTAACTAAATTTTATAATTTAACGCGCGAAACTTTTCCTAATTTTGATAATCTTCCAGAAGATGCAAAAGGTGGTTTAGTTAGTCTTGTATTTAATAGAGGAAATGCATTAGAAGGCGATAGAAGGCGTGAAATGAAATTAATACGAGATGCCATGAGTATAACAACTATATATGATCAAAAAGCATTAACTTTTATAGCTAATCAAATAAGAAATATGAAAAGAATATGGATTGGTGGTAGTATAGAAAAAGGCATGAGTCGCAGAAGAGATGCTGAAGCCAAAATAGTAGAAGAATCACTTGTAACATCCCCAATTGATAATATTAAAAAATTAGAAGAATCAGATAAAGCTATAAATAAAGCTTTTAAAAATAATTAAAATTAATTAAAAATATTATCTTTAAGTGTATATTATATATAAGAATATGAATTACAATTCTGAACAATATGGCTTTGATTTAATTAAAGCCAAAAGAACATATAAACCTAAAAGTCGTAAAAAGAATAGTTCAGAGAAATCTTTAATATTTTCTAAAAAAATTATCGCAGCTTTAGAAGATAAAGTCAAAATTCATAATGAAAAATTTGATAAAAAAGTTAATTTAGTTGAACTTAAAAAAGCCTATAAATCTGGATTTAATCAATCAAAAAATTTAAATCAAGAAACTCTCGCTCATGTTAATTTATTTTTAAGAATATCTCAAGAAAATACAAAAAGTATATTTAGCAATTTCAAATCTGGTGGATTTGAAATAATAAATAATCAATTTGTTATTAAAGCTAGCATTTCTCCAGAAGAGATTGACTATACTCAAGCAAAAGAGGATATTAAAAATTATAACCTAGAAGATTTTGATTTTAAAAGTGATGAAGAATTATATCTAGAAGACGAAGAAGATCGTGTAACTATTTATGGTTTAAATATTAATATATAAAAATATGGATTTTCAATATACAACAACATTCGCCAATCTTCAAATTAAACCAGTAGTAAGTGAAGAGAAAGATAAATATCTTTCATTAGCTTCTATTGATAGTTTAAAGAAATTCTTACCCGAGATTGATACAGAGAAAAATATTGATTTATTGCCTATAGCTTTTGATGCATGTGTAGTTAATAGAATTAATAAAAATGGCGATGTAGTGGATTCAATTACAGCAGAAGAAATGCTTAAAAATTTTATTAATAAACCAATTAATATTGAACATGATAGAACTAGAGTAGTTGGATGTATTTTAACAGCTAATTTTAGTAAATTTGGTACAAATGAATCTTTAGCTGAAAATGATGTTAAAAATATGAAGGGTCCATTTTATATTACTCTTGGTGGAGTTATTTGGAAAATAATTAATCCTCAATTATCTAATCTAATTGAAGAAAGTAATGACCCATCTAGCGAAAATTATATGAAAGTAAGTGCTTCATGGGAACTTGGTTTTAATGATTATAATTTGGTTCTTTTAAATGGTAATAATAAAAATTTAGAAGATGCTAAATTTATCTCTGACCAAAAAGAGAAAGATAAATTAGTTAAAAATCTTAAAGCTTTTGGTGGTTCTGGTAAAATAGATAAAAATACATCTATTTATCGTCAAGTTATTGGTAATGTTATTCCTTTAGGTATAGGATTAACATCCAATCCTGCTGCTGACGTTCAAGGAGTAGCAATAAAAGATGAAAATATAATGGAAGTAGAAATATCTAAACCAGACGAAAATAACCAAATGTCAGATTCTTCAGAATTATCTTGTGAAAATAATATTTCACAAAATGAAGAAAATACTGTAAATGAAGAAGGAGTTATAAATAGAATAATTATGAAAATAGAAAATATTAATCAAATAACCGATGAGCTATTGAAGCAAGCAACTGCTTCTAGCATCACTGATTTCATTCAAGAAGAGCTTAAAAAAGCCTCAGAAACTTTTGTAGCTGAAAAGAATGAAAAAGATGTTGCTATCAAAGCTGCTCAAGAAAAATACGAAGCACTTTCTACAGAGAGTGAAAAAGTAAAAGAAGAACTAGAAAAACTCAAAGCTTCTCTTGCTAAACTCGAAGAAGAGAAAATTGCTAAAGCTAAAGAAGAAGCCTTCAATTTAAGAATGGCTGCTTTTGATGAAGAATTTGATCTATCTGACGAAGATCGTCAAGTTCTAGCAACAGATATTAAAGATTTAAATGATGAATCTTTTGCTGCTTATAAAAATAAGATGGCTGTTCTTATGAAAGAAAAAAGTAAGATGGCTAAAAAAGCAAAAGAAGAAGAAATGAAAAAAGCTAAAGCTTCCGAAGTAGTAACAGAAGAAGTTAAAGCTTCAGTACCTTCTGAACAATCTGCAACCGAAGTTGTAGACGAAGTTCTAGACAATTCAAATGTCGAAAAAACTTCAATCCCAAATTCAACAACAACCGCTGAAGTTTCGCTACGTGAAAAATATAGCAAAGCTTTTGGTTTTGAAGGATTTGAAATCAGATAAAAAAAGGAGAAAAAAACTATGGCACATACATTAAGACCATTCAGAGATTACAGCGAACACGATGTAATCAACCTATTTGCCTATCAAGGTAACCAAGACGCTAATGGCGTTGTTGCTACCGCAGGTACAGTAGTTAAAGTTATCGGAAACGGTTTTCAACCAGTAGTAGCCTCAACAACTCCTGGCGGCACAGGATTTCTAGGTGAAATCCCAGTTGACCTCGCTGGCGCAGTTGGTGCAGGATACACAAACGTCGTTTCTGATCGTTATGCTCTAACAGCAAAAGTCACAGCAGCTTCCTCTGGAGAATCTGCTCTTGGTATCACTTTAATGAATACCCAAGAACTTGACGAAAACGGTCAAAAATTAATTCACTTCCCACGCAAAGCTGCTGAGAAGGGAGTAGTTGTTAGCGGTCAAGGAGTTCCAGTTCTAACTAAAGGCGTAGTAGTCTATAGTGGAAGTCAAATCTCTAGCTCCGCAACCGTTGGCGCAGGAGTTTATCTAAGCACAACCGCTGGTGAACTAAGTACAACAAATGCTGGCTCTACAAATAAAGTCGGCACCCTACTTAGCGTACCAGTTAATGGTATTGCTCTAATCAAACTCAACTTCTAATTTAAGGAGAAATTTAAAAAATGAAAATCAAACTAAAAAATACCCCAGAACAAGTTGAGCTTGTAAAAGCTATGGGTAGCAGAGATGTTACCGTAGCCCGCGAAGCTACAGAAGCTTTTGCCGCTTTCATTGGACCAGTCGTAAGTAAGGTTCTAATGCAAGCTGGTACAGCTAGTGCAATCTATACTGATGCACCCTATGATGAAGACGATAATCCCAGTCTTCCTCTAGATCTATGGCATGATCAAGGCGCAGATTACGTTACAGTTTGGAGTCAAAATGTAGCTGGTGGTCTACCTTCTTCAGCAGTAGAGGGCTTCAATGAGCTAAAAGTTGCTACATATCGTCTAGACGCAGCAGTAAGTTTCTTAAAACGTTATGCTCGTCGTGGTCGTATTGATGTAGTAAGCAAAGCCGTTGAAAGAATGAGCAATGAAGTTCTTACAAAACAAGAACGTAATGCTTGGGCAGTAGTATTAAAAGCTCTTGCCGAAGCTCGCACCCCAGCTGTTGGCTCAAACAATAGCATAGCTGGTAGTCATATTACTACAGCAGGAGCCGCTGGTTCATTCCAACTAAGCGATCTCAATAAGTTGATGACACTAGTAAAAAGAATTAATACTTCTTATGCTGGTGGTACAACAACTGATGCTTATGGTCTAACAGATCTTTTTGTTAGTCCAGAGATCAAGGCTGCTATTCGTTCATTCGCTTATCAACCATTCACAGTTTCTTCTGGAACTGGTACAAACCTTCCAGATGCAGTTCGTGAAGAGATCTATCGTGGCGCTGGCACACAAGAACTTTATGGAGTAACAATCCATGAGCTAGTTGAACTTGGCGTAGGCGCAAAATACAGTGCTCTATTCAATGCATTCAAAGGTGATCAAACTTTTGATAGTGTTACAAGAGAACTTGTAGTAGGGCTAGATCTAAGCAGAGAGGGCTTTATTCGCCCAATCGCTCGTCAAGCAGAATCTGGTGGAACATTCACAGTTCTTCCAGACGATCAATTCGTTGCCCGTTCTGAGAAAACTGGTTTCTACGGTTCTCTCGAAGAAGGTCGCGTTTGTATCGATGCTCGTACAGTCGCTGGCTTGATTGTCTAATTAAAAATTAGATAAAAAACTTAAAGGCCCAGTAGGTTAATCCCTACTGGGTCTTTTATTTTATGTAAATACTTTAGACTTTATATGTAATATATCTATAATATAAATAAGGAGATAAACATATATTTATGGCTAAGAAAATGAAAAATTTAGAAGAGTTGTCGCAAACTCACGGAAAATTAGAAGAAGTCCAATATAAGACATTAGACCAAATTTGGGGCGATACAGGTTCTTCTAGATATTCAACTACAGATTTAACAGAGTATACTAATTTTATTCATGAAATGAATAAGAGTGATTTGCAAGCTCATGCAAATAAAATTGGTCTTGTTCCTATTGATAATAGAGAGCTTTTAACAAAAAGATTAATTAGTGAATTTAAAAAATTTACTTCATCTTATAAAGTACCAAAAAATAAAGATAATACTGTTAATTTAAATAAAAAAGCAAAAGATATTCTAGCAGAAGGCAAGTAATAAATCTTAAATTTTTTTTCAGTTTATTTTTTATTAAAAAAAATAAACACATAAAAAACAATCATATTCAAATGATAATTTTATGTGTAATTTAGATAAAGAAAATGACTACTGGAAATATTTATACTCAAGTTTTTGATCCTATTACATCTACATATCAAGAATTACAATCTGATATTTCACCAATAAAAATTATTGCTAGATCTGGAGAAATTGGATCTAAAGTTCTTCCATATACTGGAGTTTCTATAGAAGTATTTGATACAAAAGCAATCTTGATGTATCCAATAAATATAGGTTATTTAAATTATAATTCTGGAGATGGAATTACAATAGGTGCTTCAAATGCAATATTTAATACTTCTCCAACAGGATTTTTCTCAGCTTTACCAGCGCCAATTAGTTTAGGCGAAGCTAATTTAATTTCTGGAGTACAATCAATAAATATAGGTAATTATAATGCTAAATATAATACCTGGTATTCTTTTTCTTTGGGAGAATATAATAAAGAGGCAGATACAGCTCAAGTTTATTCAATTGGTAGAGCTAATATGGCCTCTGGATTATTATGGGCTAAAATTTTAGGGTCATATAATTATTTCCAAAAAAGTACTTCACTACCTCAATCGGGAGTAGATGTTCATCATGTAATGGTTTTAGGCGATAGTAATTTGTTGAGATCAGGAGTTAGATATGTTAATGTATTAGGAAATTCTAATTATTTAAGAAGTGAAGCTAATAGTATTGGGGTCGTTGGAGACTTAAATCTTATCTATAAAATGTCTGGTCAATATAATTTAATTTTAGGAAAATCAAATACAGTTGGAAATGGAATAAATCTTTATACATTAGGTTCAAATAATAGCGTTCTCTTATCAAATGATTCATATGTTTTAGGTAGAAATAATGCATATAGTTCTGGAAATGATAATTTTGTATTTGGAAAATTTAACGAATCTATTTCTGGATACGAAAATAATGTTATTGGTAATTCAAATAGTTCTAATGGATATAGTAGTAATATTTATGGTAATCGAAATGCAACATATTTAAATTCATTTTCTAATATTCTTTTAGGAAATGATAATGAAATTTTTTCTGGTAGCAATAATAATTTAACTCTTGGAGCAAGAAATGCAGACCAAGGATCAAATGGATCTATTACTTTAGGAAACGATAATTCAATATCTGGAAACACCAGCTCCTATATTATAGGAGAAAATAATGAATATATAAATAATAATAATGCTTATATACTTGGCAATGAGAATTATGCAGAAAATTCAAGTAATTGTTTTGTATTAGGAACTGAAAATTCTGTTTCTGGTTTTCAAAATTATGTCGTTGGAAATAATAATATTATAAGAAGTGGTGATTATAATTCAATATTAATAGGTATTTCACATCAACCTGATACTGGAGATTTTAATTATAAAGTAGCATCAGTTAATCTAGCTTCAGTTGATAATCTTTTGCAAGTTACTCCTACTGATATTAAATTAGTTTCAATTAATAGACCTACAATAAATGATGAAAATATTATAATAACATCAGATCTAGATTCTTATCTAAATCTTTCTAATGGTTTATCTAATAGTGGAGATGTTGTTAATAATACTGGTGATAATACATTTAATGATAAATCTTATGTTGGATATCCTAATCAAATTAAAATTAGACCTTTTCAAATTAGTGGACAAGAAAGATGGAATTGTGGTCCATTTAGTGGTGTTTGGGAATACGAACCTTATTTTAATTTTACCACAGGATTTTTTGTAAAAAGAAAAACTAGTTTTTATTCTAATGGTTATTCTATTACTGGAGATTATTATTATATATCAAATGATGGAGCATATAATGCATTATTTACTTTTGATCTTGATCCAGCTGGTACTTGGATAATAACTTCTACCAATCCAACCACAAATCCTCCTTTATTTTATAATACAAGTACAAACAGTGGAGTCCTTCCATTAAATTGGACAACAATGACTTCAACAGATCCATTAAATCCTAATGGTGATTTTGCATATGGTTATGATCCAGCTCCAATATTTGAATATTCTGCTCCTACATTTAATATTACAAATGAAGAAAAAATTAATCCTGGAACATCTAGTTTTGATTATTTTTATTTATATGGAGAAAAGTCTTATACTTCCGCAGATCAAGGATTTAGTATTATTTATGGGGCTCATAAAAATCCACAATTTGATCCAGCATGGTTAATTATTGATAATTATTCAAGTGGATTGTATGCTATTAATAATTCTTCTGACTTTACTACTCTTCCTCAATCTGGATGGCAAGGAACTGGATTTATGGGATATCGTGGACAAGGAAGTGGTGAATGGTATGGTGGAGCATATATCCCAATGGAACAACCTAATTCTAATAATAATTATTATGATCCATCTATTAAAATAAGTGCAAATAGAACTGGATTACTATCTTCTTCTGATCCAGTACTTGGTAAGATTTATATACCATTTATATATTAATTATAATTATTTTTAAATTGTCTGTGTAATTTATTATATGGCTACTTCATATAATATAAATACAATTCAAGGCGACAATCTTCAAATTACTCTTTCTGTAAAAGATCAATATAATAATCCAATTAATTTAACTGGTTATGATGTACGAGGAGTAGTGAAATATGCTTATTTTGGTTCTCCACCAGCAATAGATGCATCTGGAAATTATATATCTGGATATTTATTAAATTTAAATCCTACAATTTATAGTGGAGATAATGGTTCATATTATGCATCGGGGTTAATAAATATAAATGTTCCTTCATATCAAATGGGATATATTCCAGTTGGATCATTTGTTTATGATATAGAAAGATTTCCACAAGGAATTCCTACTGGAAATTCAATCAAATTATTAAGAGGAAAATTTATTGTTAGTCCAGAAGTTACAACTTTTTAATTTATGGATGAAATCAATGTTGATGTTATTGTTTCAAATGGAACAAATGTTGAAGTTAGTTCTCCATCAACATCAGTAAGTGCTATTGTAAATTTACCATCTCCAATACAATCAACGACCGAATCTCCTTCTATAGATTATAATTCTAATGTTATTCTTCCTGGTCCTCAAGGTCCAGCTGGTCCAATAGGACCATCTGGAGAAATTGGTCCAAGTGGAGCAATGGGCCCACAAGGTTTAGTTGGTCCCCAAGGACCTATAGGACCAATAGGACCAACTGGAATTATAAATACTGGAGAACTAGATTTAAGATATGTTTCTTTAACTGGATTTAATGTATATACTGGAAATATACAAAATCAAATAATTGAACTCAGTGGCTATACAAATAATACTTTTGCAACAATATCTAACGTTTATTTTACTGGAAGCAATCTTGATAATAAAATTAACTTATTAAGTGGATACGCTAATAATACTTTCAGTACTATAAATAATTTATATTTAACTGGAAGCAGCTTAAGTTCACAAATTAATACTTTAACAATAAATTTAAATTCAACTGGAAGTATTTTATCTAATAACATAAATAATGTTGCCACAAATTTAGTTATTACTGGAAATAATCTTCAATCTCAAATTAATAATATAAATATAAATTTATATGATACAGGATTTAATTTAAATAACAAAATAAACTCATTAAGTGGAAATTCTGTTTTAATTTTTGGAAATCAAAATATCGATGGAACAAAAACATTTATTCAAAGACCAAATGTAAATGGTACTGGATTTTTATTAAGTGGAGAAGCCGCTTCACTGCCAAATACGATTGTTTATATTACTGGAAATCAAAACATATCTGGTCAGAAAAACTTTTTACAAATACCTACTGTAAGTGGTATACCTTTGCTTTTAAGTGGTCAAATAAGTGGATTAATAGGACCAACTGGAGCAACTGGTCCATCTGGAGCAATTGGTCCATCTGGTAATATTGGACCAAGTGGTGCGACAGGAGCTCAAGGACCAAAAGGAGATCCAGGCACAGCATCAGATAGAATCTATGTTTACGATAGTATTGGAAATACATCTTTTAGTTCAACTCCAGCAACTATTAATTTAGATTATGTAGCTATAAATTCTAGTCCATCAGTATTTTCTTTATTACCAAATAGTATAATACAAGTAAATACTCAAGACCAATATTTATTTAGTTATGAGGCTTCAGTATCAGCATATGGTGGTTATTATTCAACATTTAGAACTTATTTAGAAAAAAGTATAGATGGCGGTTTTAGTTTTATAGAAGTTCCAAATTCACAAGCTTTTGATTCTATATTAGATTCTACAACAAAATCAAGCGTTTCATCTTCTATAGTAGTTAATGTTTCTGCTGGCGATATGTTTAGATTACGAGGACAAAAAACTTATGGATTAAATACTTTTTATACTATACCAAATGCTTCTAATTTAGTAATCTATACTTTAAGAGGTGGAGAGCAAGGACCAACTGGAGCAACTGGACCAGCGTTTGCATTAAATGGTATTACTGGTAGCGCAACTTTAACTGGAGTAGATGGAGCATATATACTAGTTAATAATCCAACAAATACAATAACAGTTTCTGGTTCAAATCAATATTTATTATCTCAAATTAACAATACCAGTGGAATATTAAAAAATGATCTTATAGCAACTGGTAATTTACTACAAGCTAATATTAACACATTAAGCACAAATCTAGCAATAACTGGTAGTACATTATCAACGAATTTAGCTACGACTGGAAATACGCTTGCAACGAATTTGAATACGACTGGAACTACGTTGCAAACGAATATTAATACGCTTACAACGAATTTAGCTACGACTGGAAATACGCTTGCA